TGTTTGGTGGACTAATTCAACAGCTTGGGTAACTGGTGGTACTACTGAATGTATAGCCTACTGCTTTGCAGAGAAAGCAGGTTATAGCAAGTTTGGTTCTTATACTGGTAATGGTAATGCTGATGGAACATTTGTTTATACAGGATTTAAACCAAGTTGGTTAATGATTAAAAGAACAAACTCAACAGAAAACTGGCACATATTTGATATTAAAAGAAATCCAACTTATCCAACAAGTTCAAGTTATGGTGGTATGGCTACAAGATTAATGGCTAATCTTACGAGTGGAGATGATTTATCACAAGGTGGTTTTGAATTTTTAAGTAATGGATTAAAAATGACTACAAGTTGGGCAGGTGGAAATGGCTCTGGAGATACATTTATATATATGTGTTTTGGTCAATCATTAGTAGGTTCAAACAACGTACCATGCACAGCGAGGTAAAATAAAATTATGACAACAAAAGCAAGAAAAATGGCAAATATTATTGGAAGAATTTCTTCTAATAAATTACAATCTGCTGACCTAGATGTTTCATTTGAAAACATAAGTGATACTGGTACTGAAGGTACTAAAGTAGCTTCAGGAACAACAGCACAGCGTGGCTCTACGCAAGGTCAAATTAGATTTAATTCTACAACTGGATTAGCAGAATATTATACTGGTACTGTTTTTAAAAGTATTGACGCACCACCTACTGTTTCTTCTGTTGATGTCACTGAAGTTGATAGTCAAGCAGGTGGAAACCAAACATTAGTTATAACTGGTACTAATTTTGGTACTGGTGCTATAACAACATTTGTCGGTGCTAATGGAACAGATTTTAATGCTTCCACAACGACTGTAAATAGTGATACGCAAATTACAGCAGTTGCACCTAAATCAAGTTTTTTAAATGCACAAGAACCTTATGGAATAAAAATTCTTAATACTTCTGGTTTAAGTGGCAGTCTTTCTGGTCAAATTAATGTTGATACCTCTCCAACTTGGAGTACAGCAAGTGGAACACTAGCTACAATTAGTGACAATGCTACTGGAACTCACGCAACAGTTTCAGCGACAGACAGTGATGGAGATACTGTTGCTTATTCTGAAACTGGTGGAACAGTTTTATCTGGTCAAAACTTAACTTTAAATTCTTCTACTGGTGCAATATCTGGCGACCCAACAAATGTCACTTCTTCAACGACATTAAGTTTTACACTAAGAGCAACGGCAAATTCAAAAACAGTAGATAGAGCATTTAATATTATTTTAAATCCAACACCAGACGGTTCTTCTTCTGCTCTTGCAACAGCTAATCCAACAGCTTTATACAATGATACTGGTATTAATACTTCTGGTGTGTACTGGATAAAATCTTCAACATTTAATAGTGGAACACCAGTACAAGGATATTTCTTGTATGATGGTAATAATGGTTATTTAATGGTTTGTAATTATCTCCATCAAGGGGGTACTAATCCTGCATTAGATAACAGAACAAACTCATCTTTACCTTTACTGGGTTCATCATCACTTGGAACAAATGAAAGTGGTACTTCGTATTGGGGTCATATTGTAGGTGGTACTTCTGGTGGTAGTGGTTCGTTTGGAACAGTTAATATGGTTAGATGGTATGGTAAAGCAAGTTCTCATAGCAGAGTTATACACTTTGAAAATAATAATTCTGGTACAGTATCTTATGCTAATACTAACTCTGGTACTAATAATGGTATTGGTAGTGGCTTTACAAGTTTATCTGGACACAGTGCTAATCTTCCTTCAGCAGCAAATACTTTTCAAAGTGGTTGGGTTGACTTTGCATACTATCAAGGTGGTCAATATCACTGGGGTCTTAAAGGTGGAGACAGATGGGAAGTTGATGATTACTATGGTGGTAGTGGTCAAAACACTCTACACAGAGTTTGGGTAAGGTACGCTTCATAATGCCTAGAAAAAATTAATATGGAAAGTGCTTATGGCAAGATGGATTGCCTTTTTCTTTACCATGTTAGGTACTTGGTTATTAACTAACACCAACATAAATTTATTTTCACTTGGTTGGTTTATAAGTGGAATTTCAACAACAATGTGGACTTACTTTGCTTTTAAAGACAAAGATGTTCCACGAGCATTAATGGAAGTATGTTTTATACTTTTATGTATTAGAGGAGTAATTAATTTTTATTAACAAACAATGGCTAGAAAAAAAGTGCTTGATACAAACGAACGTATCGGCTTACGTTTATCAACACATGAAAAAGTATGTGCAGAACGTATGAAAACACTTTGTAAAAGCGTTGACGAATTAAAAGTTGAAGTAAGATCATTAAGAAATGATGTCTCTAAAGGCAAAGGTATGATTTCTGTATTAGTTTTTCTTGGAGCTATGGTAGCTAGTATTATTGGTTATTTAAAACTAGATGGCTAAGAAAAATAGTTTCTTAAATAAAGAAGCTCACGAAACAAGATCAAAATTTAAAAAAACATCAATTTCAAACAATCCATCAAGAATAAAATGGAGCAGTATGAACAAACATAAAAGGAGACAACATAAAAAATGAAAATAGCTTTATTTTTAATAATGTGTTCTGCTGTTGCAAATGAATGTATGCCACCACATTATTTTGGAGAGCATAATGATTATTATGATTGTTTTGATGCAGGATATACAGAAAGTTTAAAAAAGACAAAAGAAATAGGTAAAGAACAAATTAACGAACATAAAATTTATATTAAATTTAATTGTGTCCCAATAAAAGAGGAAGAAGAAGAAGCAAAAAAAGGAGTAAAAACTTATGGCTAAAAAAGGATTATACGCAAACATTAATAAGCGTAAAAAAGCGGGTACTTCAAGATCAAAGTCTAAAAGTACAATTACTGCTAAAGCCTACGCAAGAATGAAAGCAGGTTTTCCTAAAAAAGGATAATCATGGCTAGTAGAAATTACAAAGCAGAATACAGAAAATTTCAAAGCTCTAGAAAATCTAAATTAGATAGAGCTTCTAGAAACAAAGCAAGACGTAGATTAATGGCGGCGGGTGCAGTATCTAAAGGTGATGGTAAAGACATAGATCATAGAGATAAAAACCCAAGAAATAACAGTAGGTCAAACTTAAGAATAACATCTAAAAAACTAAATAGAGGTAAATATCGTGTGGCTTAGTGCAATAAAATTAGCTTTAAATGCGGGTACGCATATCTATAAAAAGAAACAAGAAACTAAAATGATGATGGCAAATGCTCAAGCCGCTCATGCTAAAAAAATGGCAGACGGAGAACTTGAGTATAGTGGTAAACTTTTAGAAGCTAGACAATCGGACTGGAAAGACGAGGCGGTACTCATAATTTTAACTTTGCCAATATTGGTAATTGCTTGGGGTGTATTTTCAGATGACCCAAATGCTTCTGCGAAGATAAACGAGTTCTTTGAACAATTCCAACAGCTCCCCTCATGGTTCACTAATTTGTGGATTCTTGTCGTGGCGAGTATTTATGGAATTAAGGGAACACAAATATTTAAAGGAGGAAAAAAATGAACCTAGAAATGCTTAAATATAGTATGAAACATCTTTGGAGTGACCACAAAAAAGTTGTTCTTGCTTTTGGTGTAATTTTAGTAATTGCAATAATTTTATAATAATGAAAAAAATATTTAATTGGTTTAAAAATTTATGGCAAAAAGAAGTTGATAAAATTGATGACGTTTTAGATTTACAATTTCCAGAACCAGAAGAAATAAACTTAGATAATCTTTGTCCTACTTGTCATAAAGATTTTGGTTGTCAATGTGAGGCATAATGAAGATCAACGACAGCACACAACTTAGTTTACCTATTCGTAATTTAATTGCTTTAATTTTTATTATCTGTACTGGACTATATGGTTTTTTTCAAATTCAAGAAAGATTAGGAAAACTTGAAACAGCAGATACTTTATTTCAAGCTGATCTTTTAAAAAAGGCAGAGCAAGAACCTAAAAATTTAGAGCTCTTTATGTTGATTGAGCATCTTGCAGGTCAAATAGAAAGTATTGAAAAAGAAATTGAAAATTCAAGATATAACAAAGTAAATATAGATCATCTTAAAGAACAAGTAGATCTATTACAAAAAAAATTAAATGGTAATCACTAATGGTAGAAATTATAGCTTTACTTATGTTTGTAGGTGCAGACCAAAAATTAACAGAAATGACTTGGACACCCTCAATAAAAAAATGCTTAGAGAAAAAAAGAATAGCAACAAGAAACAGTAATGCTACTTACATTTGCTCTAAGGTAAAAGCAGAGTTAGATACAGATAATAAAATTATAAGGATAGAAAAATTAAAATAATATGGATAATAACACAGAGAAAAAACTAGGAAAATTGCATGAGCAATTAACCGAAAAATTACTTGAAAGAATAAGAGACCCAGAAGTTAAGGCTTCTGATCTTAATGTCGCTAGACAATTCTTAAAGGACAATAATATAGATTGTGTCCCTACCGAGAACAATTCTATTGGAAAACTAGCTGAGGAGCTCCCTTTTAAGGTCTCCGAAGTATTACAAGGTAAAGGAGACCTAAAGCAATAAATCTCAATATACGCCGCTCTAGTGCGGTCTAAAGGGTATAAAAATGAAAGAAATAACCCATGATTTCAGGAATTTCCTGTATATCGCTTGGAAACATTTAAACCTTCCAAGTCCAACTCCCGTGCAGTTTGATATTGCCGACTTTTTACAAAACGCTCCTAGACGAGCGGTTATCCAAGCATTTAGGGGTATCGGCAAGTCATGGATTTGTAGTGCTTTCGTA